GGGAATTTGTGATGCCGTTTGTGGAACATCAATGCCATTAACGCGCAACCAAACAAAAGCCAAATGGCTTCCACCAGACGTATTATCAAACTGAGCAGAAAACTGGATGTTATAAATTCTTGTTGAATAAACATAAATGCGAGACGGCACGGTTCCAATAATAACGCCTTGTGCAAGAACTGATGTATCAAGAGTCATTGCGTAAGCCGTGTTTATAACCGCCGCCGTCTGTGTTACGGAACTAGAAAACTGACCAATGTATTTTTGAATGCTGGTATTGATAAAAGCAATCTGAGCGTTAATCGAATTTAACGACAGATTAATTGATCCAATATCTTGTGACAAATTTGATACACCTGTGGTTAATTGACTAATGTCTCCCGTTGATCCTTCAACCGTAGAAAACAAACTTTCAAATTGCTTGATCTGTTCGTGCGTTTTAAGAAACGAAGCCAATTCACTTCTGGTAAGACTTAGTTTTTTTGCCATATCAATATGCCAGCGGTTCTATTTGAGCCTCTAAACACAAAAACGATAAATGCGAATCACTATCCCCACGAAACCTTTGCATCCGCCGATTTCTCATGCTGCCTTGTTGATACCAAACCAACCGTTTGTTTCTGTTGCCCGTTGATCCCGATTGAATAAACCGATCCATACTCCATGTTTGGCCATCCAAAGAATAACTGGTGCTAATTAAAGGATTCTTTCCTTGGGCAACACTTCCCGTCAAAGACACCAATTCTAATTCATTGAATATCGCACCATTGCTTTCATTATAAACAATCTGCGTTCCAAATTCCCATCGCACCTTGTTTCCCCAGTGCGTCCCCACATCATCACTCAATACACCTATATTGCTGGACTGAGGATCACCTACAATCCATTTATTGTATGCCCATACCATATTACGAGCGCGATACTGTTCAAAGCCATCCAGCGTGCTTGTAACCACAAACCAAACAGGACTACCCAATGCTTTGGAAGCAACCCCATCAAAAACCAAAGCTCTGTCAGGCAAATGAACATATAAAAGTTCATGAATGTTTTTTGTTATTGTTTCTAGCTTAACCTGCGCGAGCTGCTCTTCCGTATATTGTGCTAAAAGTTTATCCACTTCATCCGTGGCTATCTTTTGAGCCGAAGCATCCGAAATAACATAGATTGAAGGCTGTTCATTTCTTCCTGATCCCAAAAACACCAAAGACTGCATAAACACACAACACGCATGTGTTCCTACGGTCCCCTTCATGATATGGGCACCCTCAACACGGGCAAACGGAAACAAATCACCACCAACATTATCAAATACCTCAATCGTATGCCGACCAAGGACATACACCTCAGAACGCACCTTGAGCAAAGCCTTAATGGGATCAGGATCAATTTCTGCTGCACCATATTTTAAAGGATTAACCTGCGTTGGATCAGACAATTCCGTCACCACAATGTTTGTGCCATCCGTGGTCATAAAATATCCATCAACCCACAAAGCATCCAAAACAAACCCTAAATCAGGATCAGTCACTTTGGTTAACGTTGTACCATTCCAATAAAAAAGATTGTTATTAGAAACAATCATTAAAGCACTAAAGCTATAATCCATGGTCACGTAAGGATCGAGGCCAATCTCAACGTCCCCCAAAACAGTAACCGTACCATTGCTGGACACACTGACCAATTTACTGCCCATCACTCGGTAGCACGTGTCTTTCCAGTTAATGCCACCCCGATCAACACCAGGTCCCGTTCCAAAGGCTACAATACCGCTTGCAGGACACAAATACCCCTGACTTACACCTGACCCTTTAGGAACAGGCATAAGATTAACAGGATAACTGGTCCGTAAACTTGGCGTATTGTCTGCGTAAATGCCGTTTAAGATGCCTAATTGCATCAGTAACCTTCTCCAGCAATAATGTGAAGAGAACCCGATCCCGCAGGGGAAACATATGCAATCGTCGTGTGACGATCATCTTTTGTGATGCGCACTTGAGTGTTAGGCAATACAGGATAATCCGCCGCTGTTGCCGTTTGTGATCCATCGCCCACACGAATATAAGTAACGATCGTGGAACTTAGATTTGTTAAAGCAAGGTTTTTTGAACCTAAACCAAGCGTACTGGATGCTGACGTAGATGTTGGCGTAACCGTAATGCCGCTTCCATAAACAGGATTAAAAGGGGCTTGAGCAACCATAAAAACTCCTAAACTTTATACCAACTGTTTGTGGATCGATAATAACGCAACGTAAAAGGACCCGTTGAAGCAAACGATGCAGGAGCACCAAAAACAGCCGTTGCACCATTTGCTGCCACCGTTAAAGAGCTTATCGTTTGCGTACTTGTCACAAGAACACTTGTCCCATCCGCCGTAGACGTGTTTAAAGGCAATGTAATTGTACCCGTCGCCAACGTCGCCACAGGCTGCAACAATATCCATTGTGTCTGAGATACAGGCGTTGGAACCGTGATATTAAATCCCGTAGAAGGAACATACAGATTAACTGCCATTGTAGGCGAAGCAAACGTTTGCTGAAAATACGACAACAAAGATGAAATCGACAAGCGACGCGCATCACCATTTGATACGCTAAAAATAGGCAACTGATCCCCAGATGATACCGTATCAAGAGAAGATAACTGATTGATCGTAGCCATAAAATCCTCAATAAAGTTCTAATTCACCATCATTGCCAACCAATAAAGGATCATCCGCTGGCGTGACAAAAGTATCATTTTTCCATGGCTTGTTTCCAGCACCGCGAGGCATCATTCCCGATATAGAATACTCAGGAATTTTAGACGCACGGGCCGACAAAACATCATACCCCATTCTTGCCGCTACTTTTGTTTCCATAGAAACCGTTTTTCCGTAGGACGGCGCAAGACGAACAGCTAAATTTGTGACAACAGCATTGTTTGCACTATCAGGAATGTTTGAAGATGCCTCCAAATCATTTCCTAGGGCTGTAAATGGTATAGGATACCCCAAACGAATACCTTTACCATTCCATTCCGCCATCATCATATCCAATTTCCGCAAAGCAGATTGTAACTGATCTGGCTGCAAATCTACAGAAAAGGACGCTAAACCAATTTCCTCAAAGGCGGCTTCCACAAGCTGACGGCAGGTATAAGCCATAAACCATAACCTTATTTGGATTGCTTAAACGCCTCAATGGCCTCTGGCATGGTTTTATACCAACCACTTTCTAACAAATCCTCAAACGTATCTTCATCCGTTACACCTTTAGAATCAAAGGTAGTTCCTTCAGATCCAAAGTATTGACCAGGGCATTTGTAAACAATATCAGAAAAATCACTCATTTTTTTTTTACTCCTTTGGCGGAACGGCCTCTTTTTTTGGCCTCTTTTGCAACACTTAAGGCAATAGCAACGGCTTGTTTCTGAGGCTTGCCTGAATCCATTTCTTTTTTGATATTGGCCGATACAGTCTTGCGACTATAACCTTTTTTTAACGGCATAAAACCCTCTTTGATAAAAGGCGGGCCACAAAAGCAACCCGCCCATTTTATGATTAACTTCCGATCCGATATGTCACAAACGTGGCAGAAGCCGTTTTACGTGTCATAAACAAACCAGAGCTACTTGCCGAAACCGCACCACCGCCCACAAGCGTGTGACCACTGGCCGCAGCCGCAACCGTAAAGGCGTTTGTTGCACCTGTGTTAATGACCGACCACATAAAGGCATCATTGACGTTCCAAGTGCTTTTAACATCCAAAGCCGCACCCGTGTCAAGTGTAGCCGTTACCGCCGCCGCCGTTGTAGACGTGACAATACCCGTCAAACACAATTCACCCGTCAATGTACCCGTGGCGTTCAATGTACCAGGAGCAACCTGCTGAAACGTTCCCAAACGCCCTTGTTGTACTGTTGGGGCCGTACCAACTTCGTAATAAACAGGATTGAATGTTTTGTTATCAAGGCCGATCGTTGTGGCAACCGTAAAAGGACCAAAAACAGTCTGACCATTGATCACTGTACCCAAAAGAACAGCCTCACTGGAAAAGTTTGTTGCACTAGATAAACGAAAAACCGTCGCCTGACCCTGCGTATAGACAGCAATTGAATTTGATGCCGGAACAACAATAGAAATCAATCCGCCATTGGGAGATAAAACAAAAGACATAAGATAAGCACCTTTTCAGATTAAGTTTGAGAAAACATAATAATACCAGACATTTGAGGTTGCTTGTTTGCAACACCAAAGTTTGTGTCTAAACGATATTTGGTTTTCATGGTGTTAATATCAAATTGTTTTGACATAACCACCTCAAACCCACTGCTTGTCGTTCCCCGCATGACAAGCGCACCAGCATCCGTGGGAACAGAAACGCGACCAGGAAGAATCTCCAAAGCATTCTTAACCCAAAAAGGATTCATCGTTGCTGTTGCCGTGTTTAAAAACACAATGGCTGCCGTTGCCGATGCCGCCGTTACCGTTACATTTTGATACTGCAACTCCGCATCCGATCCACCTTGACCCGTAATCAAAGGAGGCGTAATCGTCATGGTTGTCGCAGAATCAACACGAGCAACACGAAAAGTTTTTAAGTTCCCCGTGTCACCCTTGGTAATGTGATGAACAGCATTAACATTCGCAATCGTAAACGCATCACCCACAGCAACGTTGGTTGTACTGCTCACCGTGATTGTTTGAAAACGGTTATCTACGTTACTGCTTTGACCTGTAACCGAAACAGAACGCGCTAAAGGAACATAAACGTTACCACCAGCCGCTAAAGTGTTGACAGTAATACCAGCACCACCAGCCGCAGCCGTCTTCCGCAAAGCATAGTCCAATTTATATGTCTCAAAAGAAGCAATGTTACCAAGATAAGCGCGACGCAAAGCACTATCACTGACATCATTCCCAAAAGAACGAGAAGCAACCGCTAAGTTACCAGCCATACCATTGTAATCACGACTTGAAAGGGCTAAATTCCGATCCCCATAAGGAATACCCTGTTCATTCATCGTCGCATCAATTGCTGCCACATCATCATAACCCGATGCCGCAGCCGTACGCTTAACAAAAATAGAACCTAAATTGCTTGCAGACCCAAGAATCGCCAAGTTAATATCTGTTGCCAAACGCTGTTTCGCTGATTCTCCCAAACGCTTTTCTTGCAAAGCATCACGCAATTCACGCTCAGTCATAGTCCAAGGCACAGACTTAAAAATGTCAACGCTTGCAGGAACAGCAAGCTGTGTCGAATCTTTAAAATTGTTTGATTGATCCGGACCGTCAAAAGAACGCATGATATAAGGCTGAGGACGCCAAAATATGTCACCGCCACGTTCCATCTCAGTAGGGTTTGTCGTATATTTGTCAACGGTTCTCGATAAAATTC